TTACAAGCAATTGCCATTGTCACTAAAAGGAATAGCATGAATACCATATTTAAATATCGCAGAATTATTACTGATGGCCCTAATGGAACTACATTGTATTTTCAAAACTCAGAAAACGAGTATCGTGCCATTGAGTTAGCGGAAATTGACGGATGGCACTATGTCAGCGTTCCAGCATTGGCACAAATGCCAGATCAAGCTGTTGAGATCGAATGGCAACCAGTGACTTTAAATGCAAATCTAAAATTATTAATTGGCGCAAACAGTCGTGCTGTGCAATTAATTAATCAAAATGTAGTAGATCAGATTCGATCAATTTATTCTGTAGATGAAGAGCTTAAATTATTGCGAACTGCGCCAAGTGCAGAGTTTGATTTATATAACATGTATGTTGAAAATTGCAGATCATTGGGAAAAGATCAAAAACTAGCTCTTGGCCTATAAATACATTACACATTAACCAAACCACCTACGGGTGGTTTTTTTACGCCTAGGATTTCTTATGACAGGACAGCATCACACAACAATGGCTTCAATGCCTGACAGCGAAATCATTGAGCAAGCGGTTGATTTGGCAATCAAAAAGACATTTGCAATTCTAGGTGTAGATATTGATAAGCCAGAATCAGTAGAAGAGTTTAGGGAAGATTTACGCTTTGGTCGCAGATTACGCAAGATGTCAGATCACGGCACATTTGTCTTAGTCGCTGGCCTGGTTACTGGACTCCTATTTGCTTTATGGGTTGGAATTAAATCTGCCGCTGGTTTGAAGATTTAATGAGATTTAAGCTCCATTCCAATTGGCGGTTATTAATCCGCAAAGCATGGTCACTGAGATTCATGGCCTTGGCTGGATTATTCAGCACCGCAGAGGCAATCCTACCTTTATATACAGATCAATTCCCAAGAGGATTATTTGCCATATTAACTGGCTTATCCATCATCGGTGGAATGGTATCTAGGCTATTCATCCAAAAGGATACTCATGGAAATAAAGCCAAGAACTAAGGCTGCTGCTTTAGTTGTGAGTGGTTCGATGATTATTACTTTGGCATTAAGCGAAGGGTATAGGTCAGTCGCCTATCCAGACTCAGGCAATGTGTGGACTATTGGGTTTGGCGAGACTAAGGGCGTTAAACAGGGAGATATAACAACGCCACAAAGAGCGCTAATGGTATTGGGCGAATCTGTTAATGGCTATGCCAAAGGTATCCAATCCTGCGTGACAGCGCCTCTATATCAGTACGAATTTGATGCTTTAGTTGACGCTGCCTACAACGCTGGTGCAGCCGCTGTCTGCAAATCTCCAATGGTAGCTAGATTCAATCTACAAGACTATGAAGGCGCTTGCCTTGCTTTTAAGAATTGGTATATCCGAGACAAAAAAGGAAATGTACTTAAAGGCTTAATCAATCGAAGAGAAAACGAATATCAAACTTGCATTGGAGCAAAGCAATGAATCCACTCAGTTTTTTAACTAATGGGCTGAACTGCCTATTTGCCATATTAATTGCATCAACAATCTCACTATTAGGGGGAGTTTACCTTGGTCACAGCTACGAAAAAAACTACTACGAAGCCAAAATTAGTAGCGAAAAAATTACCCAGCAAGAGGCAGTCTCAAAAGCTATTGCAGAGCAAGCCGCAAAAGGAAATATCGCAGTTGCCCAGCTCTTCAAAGTTATTAAATCAGAGCAAGCCAAGAGTCAGGCGTACCAAACCCAAGGAAAAGCAATCTTTGCTAAATCGGGTCAAAGCATGGGTGGCAGTAACTGCTTTATCCCTTTTGGGTTTATTCGGCTGTGGAACGCAAGTGCAACTGGTGAAACCACCTCTCCAGCCAGCACTGACTCAACCACTTCCTCCATTGACCTTGATACCGTACTCGCCACCACAATCGAGAATCACGGGAAATACAGAGAAGCAGTAAGGCAAATCGAAGCAATTAACGCAGCACAATAAACAAATAGGTAAAACGTGAAAATCTTGCTTCTGGATATTGAAACCAGTCCGATGATGGCTTATGTTTGGGGATTATGGGATCAAAATATCTCACCAAATCATATTGTCGATTCTTCCGAGGTGCTTTGCTGGGCGGCTAAATGGCTTAATGACGATACGATTCTTTTTGATTCGGTAAAGCGTTCTAAGCCAAAAGATATGCTCATAGGAATTTATGACTTATTAAATGAGGCCGATGCAGTAATTCACTACAACGGCACAAAGTTTGATATTCCAACTTTGAATAAAGAGTTTGTCTTGCACAAATTCAAGCCACCAGCACCTTATAAGCAGATTGACCTACTGAGAACTATGAGAGGCCGATTCCGCTTTCCAAGCAATAAGCTCGATTATGTGTCTCAACGCCTAGGATTGGGTAAAAAGACTGACCATGAAGGGATGGCGCTTTGGACTAAATGCATGGCAGGGGATAAAGCCGCTTGGAAAAAGATGCAGGAATACAACTGCCAAGACGTATTGCTGCTTGAAAAGGTTTATCGCAAAGTTCTACCTTGGATTAAGAATCATCCAAATATGAACCTCTTTAGCCACGATGAATGTTGCTCAACTTGCGGCAGCCATTCCCTGCAAAAGCGTGGCAACTCGGTTAGCTCAGTTGGTACATACCAGCGCTATCAGTGCATGACTTGTGGATCATGGTCGCAAAGCTCTAAAACAATCTTCCCTAGTGTGAAGATCAAGGCGGCAGCATGAGACTTAGCTCTGAAGTGGTGCGCCACGCATATGCAAGCCTGTATTGCTTATACCCATTTAGCAAGTGGAATTTGCCATTGCCAGAAGAAGTGGAGTTTGTAGTTACTCCAGACCCAGAGGTGATGGGCAGCTACCTTCTAGATGTTGGTGAGGACTACGAACACACTATTACTATTTCCAGCGCCAGGTGTGGTCACTATTACACGATGCTCACTACGCTTGCACATGAGGTATGCCACATGAGTTTTCATAGGCAAAAGGGTGATAAATGGCTTCATCATGGAAAAGCATTTAGAACTCGCTGCAAGCTAATTGCTAATGAGCTTGGCTTTGATGGATTAGAGCTATGAGTGGCAATCTTCTCATCCTCACGGGCTTATGTTACGTCTATGTAGCCCTAGAACAGTATTTTTTTAAACAGAACTTTGGAGCATTTTGTATGTATGCTGGTTACGCTTTTGCCAATTACGGCGCTTACAACCTTGTGGGCCGCAATTAATGGATATTTTTGATGATGCCAGCGAACTAGAGCAGCGCCACAGGGAACTATCTATTGCAGCAGCTAGGCTAAAAAATCAACCGCTGAAATTTACTGGACACTGCTTATATTGCAATGAGCAGATAGCGCAAGGCAGATTTTGCTCGGCTGAGTGTAGGGAAGATCAGGAAATGGCAGATAAGTGCCATAAGATACGAGGCAGCTACCGTTGATACTTATAAGTATTGATTGCTTAAACATATTGCTACCTATATGTACATTTATTGACAAAAAGTGTACATATCAGCAGATTTGTTGACACTTTTGTAAAGTTTTGCTGTTTATTTGTAAAGTTGTTGACAAGGGATTGTAAGGTTAATGACTCATAAATAAGCCCTTAACCCAGTTAATGACTCATATAGGTTGCTTTTTAAGCTACTACTGTTGCTTTACAATCACCCACTTAAAACTTTACAATCATTTTACTTTTCTTTACAAAATTGCCCGTTCGGGAATATTTCTCTATTTTTGCCTACTTTTTCGTACATTCTTCCCGTTCGGGAAACTTTTTTGTTCAATATATTACACAAATTACAGGCTGTAGATTGTTTTTCCCAGTTACATCGGTTACTTTGTTTTTACTGTGAAATTTACTTTGTTATTGTTTTTAACATAGTAGTATGTGAAAACAAAAAAAGCGTGTTAAATATTTGATTTATATATATTATTTTTGCAAAAATAGGGCATCGTTGTCCGAAATTTGTATAAGAATTTAATCCAATCTTTTAGCTATTTCCTCTGCTGTATCTCGGTAATAGACTTGTAGCATTCTTAAATCCTTGTGTCCGATAATCTTGGCTAAATCCAAGATATTGAGCTTTTTAGCTAATCTACCAACGGCAGTTGCCCTTGAGTCATGGAAGTGTAAATCGCTAATCATGGCCTTATCCCTTGCTTTTCTAAACAATGAGTCAACTTGCTTTGAATCTAGTCCAAAGCAAGATTCAGAATCTTTAGCAAGGGAAGCCAGTATTCTTTGAGCTTCCTTAGATAATGGAACTCTTCTGGCGGCAGCATTGGTCTTGCCAGAGCGCACTGTGGCTACAGTTTTATCCACATCTGACCACTTTAAAGCAACAATTTCACCCGCTCTCATGCCAGTTTCTAATGCAAACATAAGGGCAGCCCCAACAGTCTCTGTCTTATTTTGTGGATTTTTTTGATGGTTATATCCAAGCGTATGACAAATTAGCTCAATCTCATGGTCTGAGAATGTTCTGTCTCTTGGTGGCGCTTCTGTTGGCCTTTTAACCTTAGAAAATGGGTTAATGGTTAGCCATCCCCACTCATTAATAGCGATATTCACAGCAGCAGACAGCAAGTTCCATTCTCTGCGTACAGAAGCCTCAGATACCCTCTTTAAGCTACGATCACGCCAATTGGCTATATCTGCTGTAGAAAGGTCTGATAGCTTGACTGAGGCTATTTGATCCCTACAGATCAAGCCAATGCGGTTAATCTCCCACTTTGCGCCACGCTTATTTGGTGATACTTTTTCTGCGTACTCTTTCAGTAGCGCACCAAATGTAACAGCCTTGATCTTTCCCCTAATGCCAGAGTTAATCTCAGACTCTATTTGAGATGCCCAGGCTACAGCCTCTGCTTTAGTAGGGAATGTGGCTGATTGGCGTACACCTCTACAATTGGTTCTAGCTTGCCAGCTTGTGCCTCGTTTACTGATATTTGCCATGTGGTCAACTTGTGGTTAATTTGTGGCTATGCTACCGATTAAATTAAGACAAATCAAGACAAATCGTGGGTTTGCGGGTAGGTCTGTGGATAATGAAAAACCCCGTCAAATAAGGCTTAGAGCCATATAGAACGGGGCTTAGAGTGCTATTTCGTGGTGCCCAGGAAGGGACTTTATATCTATATGTATAAAGGGTTATAAGTCTATTGTGGCTAATTTGTGGATTTACTTTTGATACTTTGAAATCCACTTGTAAATTTCATCCGCTTTCCATAAAGGGTGTAGTTTTTTCCCGCCTTGAGATGGCAGCCTAATAGCTTTAGGAAAGTCTGGAATAGGCAAAATGCTTGCATATACCGCCTGACGAGATTTTTTTAAATAAGCTGCAATATCAGCAATAGTCCAAAGTTCACTCATTATCAATCTCCAAGCAAATCTTTGTAGTCCATTCCAGACTGTTCAAATATCTTCTTAAAGTTTTCCATTGCAGACTTTTCTATCTTGCAAATAGTCTGCTGTTTTAAGAAAAGTGACTCAGCCACCTGAGATTGGCTCATCTCATAATTCTCTGCTGCACCTCTGGTAGGATTAGCCATTATTTACTCCTAAGTTATTTATTGATTAAGCTCTGCCCACACTAATATTTTTTTTAATTCATCAAGAGTGAGCTTAATTTGCGCCTCATCACAATTCACACCATGATTGGTATTCCAATACCTTGTTTCTGTAATTAAATACCCATCTATATCTTTTTCTATTTCAATATCTTTATTTTCTGTAATTTTCATTTTTAGGATTTAATTCCTCTTCTAGCTCAATTAATATTTGAGCAAAATGTATGATCTTTTCAAGATCTTTAATTCCACCCTTATCTTTCCATCGTGTGGCATATTTAATAATGCAGCCCTCAATAAATGGAATATTGTTTGCGTGACAGTATTTGGCTGGCTGAATCTTAAGGTTTTTATAGTGATCCCCATCAACTTGAGTAGATAAAGCACTCATTCTTCCGACCCTAATAAAATTACGATTAGCACAGTGACTCCAGCAATAACTACGCTGGCAAACCAAAAGCTCTCATCTAGAGTCATAAGTTAGATTCCCAGCGATAGTCAGCAAACCACTCTTTGACTAATCCAACAGCATCTTTTGATGGCGTGTTACCTAGACGATCAGCCTCAATTAGCCCTTGGCCTACTTCAGCGTACATCCTGGTATATGGCTCAAATAGTGAATCTTTATTAATACGGCTTGAATCTGCAATTAATAACTCAAGCTCTTTAAGAATAGCCTTCATATTTAAAATGTTTTCAGCGATATTCATGCTCACCTCAGAATGGAATGTCATCAAGTCCAGGCGCTGCAACTTGTTGTTGCGCTGGTTGAGGTTGAGATGAATAATCACCTTGTTTGCCGCCAAGCATTTGTAAGGTCTCTGCTTTAATCTCAGTGGAATATTTCTCTACTCCATTTCCATCTGTGTATTTGCGTGTCTTTATAGAGCCTTCAATATAGACCTGAGAGCCTTTTTTAAGGTACTTAGATGCAATCTCTGCTAACTTGCCAAAGAACGCCACACGATGCCATTCTGTAACCTCTTTAAGATCGCCAGTATGCTTATCTTTGTATTTATCAGTTGTTGCCACTGAGATATTGCAAACCATATCTCCACTCGGTAAGTTTCGTGTCTCTGGGTCTTTCCCGCAATTACCGACAATGATTGCTTTATTTATGCTTGCCATGATTACTCTCTCTCTTCTGCTGGTTCAATTTTTGGAATAGTAGGGGCTGGCAGCCCTAACTGTGACTCTGTTTGTTCTACAACTTCATTAATAATCCAATCAACCTCATGGTGTGGAAGCTGCTCTAACGCTCTCAATATGAGATTGATGCCATTTAAATTCACATTTAGCTTGATTAATGGTTCACGGCTCATTTTTGCTTCCACTCCAAAGTAAATTTGATCTTGTCTTGCACTACCTTTAAAAATTCTTCACGCCTAGATCGCAACCGAGCAATTTCATCTAAATAATCATCACGGTGTAATCGGTGAATAAAGAGTTGTGAGCCAGGCGGGTAGTCAGAGCAGTAGCTAACAAAATCAACCCAATCTCTGCCAGTGCAATCAAGGTGGCCTATAAGTTGCCATTTATAAGCAGGGTCAAAACTATTGCGCTGTAATGTAGCCTCATGGGTGGTGGATATAACCGACTTGATCTCAATAGCGCCATCGGTTGAAACCAAACCATCTGGCGAATCACCGAATGTTCCATGACAGAAAAATCCTCCGTTTGTTACCTCGGAGAATGTCGTGTCTTGATAAAGCATTCTGGCAATTGGCTCTTGGGCATGGCCTCGCTCAGTGTGTTCATTTGAAAAACCATGCTCTGCTGGTCTGCCGTTGATTTGCTCAAGAGCAAGGCGCAGGGCATAGCTATTTGCTGGGTTTCCGAACGCCTTTCCATCATTTGCCATAAAGCAGCCAAAGTTGGATGCTGTGGCTTTACCGCATCGAAGGGCCATCCACTCATCGGTGTTTTGCTCCACATCATAAAAAATCATTACGCAGCATCCTTATGAGAGCATTCCTCAATTAGCTGCTGTTGGTGTTCTTCTGAAATATCTACTTTTGCAAGTACAGCTTTTAAATTGCCATCACGCTTATAGGCTGCTTTAGCATTCGCCCAGGCCGGCATTTCAGGCGTAATTGTTTTGCGTGTCTCAGGAATAACAGAGCTAATACGCAAACCTTCTACCGTATCCTTGCCAAAACGCACTGAGTGATCGACAAATACAGTAACTCTTAGGTTGACCCAATCATCAATGAACGATGATCCTGAAAGCGTTTTAAGGGTCTTGCTATTACCCGCATTAAGAATCATTGGCTTGAGAACTTCTCCAGCACGGATCTCTTTTTCTACAAAGTACGCAGTATTAAAAAGCTCTTTTGTTTTTTTGGTCTTATCAAGATCCAGAGAGACTTTTTTAATGGTTAGTATCGTTGGCTCAGTAATATCTGCTGCGCTCAAGTAAGGGCTGTTAAAGGCCTTCCTGTAGTGAGTTTTCTCGGTCATTACAGGCCAATCATTCTTAAAACATACTGAGCAATGCTTGGTCGCTTATTGCAGAGCAGGGCGTACTGGATTAGCTCACCGTCTCTAGTCATATGATTTGGAAGAGGGCGTTGATATGCGCTTCCAATCCAGACTTTGCCGTTAAATAGTGGTGGGACTCTCATACCAGCCCTCCAGTAGTCATTACATAAACTGCTAATGGCAATGTGAACGCCATCAATCCTAAAAAAACACCATTTGCTAAATCACTCATAATCACTCTCCGAATTAGGGTGGATTTGATTGGGGGCTTGCCAAGGGCGTTCGTCTGTGAGTACTTGCCTTGTTACCATCGCCTGATCCCAATCATTTCCATAGTTAAATCAACTACTTAGCTAGGCGCTATTAAGTGTTTTTGCACCGTTCACCACCTCAAGTCGGGAGTGTTCTATTCCCTGTTGCAGCAGACCCTTAGAACTTTGCGTGGTCTGCGTTGCTTGTTGCCAGTTATGTTGTGAGTTAAAGAAATCTGACTTGTTTGGATACTGGTCACTTTCGTGGTGTATTCCGTTTCGGCCTACTGTCGTTTCCCGCCAAATCGATAAAACTCACAACATGGATGTAAATATAACGGTATTCCGATATTTAATCAAGAGGTAAATATCGAATAAACGATAAATAATTGCCATGATTTATCTAGGGTTTTCCCTAATAAGGAATGTTTGGCAATAAAAAACCCGCACTAGGCGGGCTGATTATGGGTTCTTGAGATTGCTCGATTAATTAATTACTTACATTTGCCAGTGTAATAAATATGCTTTACGGAGTCTGATAGCGCACCCGTAGCAACCTCTTTTCTCTCTGTAATTTCATAACCGTTTTTGCACATATTATTTGCAGTTAGCCACTTTTGCAGCCACTCCATGCGTATGTCCTCATCTTCTTTTTTATCTGGCGTGTAAATAATATTGGCTAATGCAAAATATTTAAATCCTTGATTGCCGTTTTGCGTTGTTACTGGTTCAAATTTTGTGTGGTAATGCCTATCCATGCTTACGCAACCAGACAATGCAAACAAAGAAAGCGCAAACGATAATAATTTTTTCATTAAATTTTTTCTGTTTGTCTATGGATTACTTTGCCAAGCGGAATGCAGATTCCTTCTGGGCAGGCTTTTCTAGTAAACCTAGTTTTATCTTGATTGTCTGAATCAAGCCACCAGCTACCGCCATCCCTTACGGCCCGTTTGATAACAACCTCACCATCCAGATTAAATACAAATACTTCCCCATCTTTAAGCTCAGTATCAGCCGTATTCATTACTACTACATCGCCATCATAAAGATTTGGCTCCATACTGGCTCCTGATACCTTTAAAGCCAAAAGATTGCCTGGCTTTAACCTTCTTGATTGATACCAATCAGCCCTAAAGACAATTAAAGTATCGTCTCCCGTGCATGGCTCTACCCCAAATCCCGTAATTCCAGCGGATACTTTTAGATTTACTTTTTTAATTGAAGGGAAGTCGGCATTATTTTCTAGGTCAATTTCTTCATTTTTTAAAACCGCCATTTCTCCTTTTCCAGTAGTAAGCCAGCTTGCAGATACTCCACAAGCATCAGCCCATTTCGAGGTCTCACTTGATCCCATGCCCTCAGATTCAGCAGAAGCAAGCGTACTCAGTGGGGTATTTGCTTTTTCTGCCAATTGTTTTTGAGTTAAGTCGGCATAAGACCGAGCCTTTTTAAGTCGTTTTCCGTAATCAGTAGTCATGGTTTAACTTTACCGAATTCCGATAACGAAATACCGCTTGATAAATAGTCGGAATTCCGATATTCTAAGCGAATGAAATTTAAAAAAATCCTTGAAAAGCTTGTGAAAAGTGGCTGGACACAGCAAGAACTGGCTATTGAATGCAAATGCGGACAGTCAACCTTATCCGATATTTTCTCTGGAAAAACCAAGGAACCAAGAGGATTGCTTGCAATAAAGCTCGTTGAGCTATCTAAAAATGAGGGGGTTTGATGGCTAAGACC